CCTCCAAAAAAGTCAGTCACATGTTTTTCACTCCAAAAATACGTTTTGTGAGCATTATGGTCACAACCCCAAATTTGGGTGTTTTGCATTTCATGTTTTAAAACTCCCACGCGCAAAGGGCAAAATGGACATTTCTGGTGGACAAATAAATGTCCAAAAATAGGGGGTCTAATTACCTCGTCCATTATTGCCTTCGGCCGTTTTAAACGAAATATTTTCGACGGTTTTATCTTTGAAATATAATGGATGATGTCTGTAGATTTGAAACTTTTGAAATCGAGAGTTTCAAACGGAATATTTTGGCTGAACAATAGATATTTTGTAAAGACGAATCATATCACTGTTATTCGATTTGTAACGCGTCCTTTTCAATAGTAACGCGCTTGGCTACTTTCCGTATCACCTTATCTATATTCCCGTCCTTCTCTCCATCAGTGACGGCTTTGGATAACTTGAAGTATGTTTCATTCTCTCGGGTGTTGCTATTCATACAGCGCGGGTTGGCTTTCGCCCATTCATTTACAAGTGCAACATTCTTTTGTTCAACAGCAAGAACCGCGTTTGTCATTTTCATGTGGTCGGGTCCGTCGCGTTCCCACTGGTTGTTTTCCTTAACGTATAAGGTTTCACGCTTGACGTCGCTGCAGTGAACCGGGCGTTTATATACATCGGTCTTCTGGAGGTTGTCGATGAAGATATTCGACATCCCTTCCACATAACCGAGCCTGCCAACATTTTCCATATCGGTCATATTCAGTTGGATGGAATTCACGAAATCCTTCATGTTCATCGCATCCTTACACTTCTCGTTAAGAAACATGTTCATGTTGAATGTATTATTGTTATTGTGGCTATTGACTGTTGTGGCATTACTGTCCCCATTTATATTCGGCATAACTCCTGTCGTAGAGGCATTTGTCGTTGTTATCTGCGACGCCTTCATCATTTCCAATATCTGCGCCTGTAATTGGGAATGGGTTGTCATCAATGTCATCATCATCACCCTCATTTCTCGGTTTTCAGCGATGAGGTCCTGGTTTGTATTATCGTTATTTTTTTCAAGATTATTATTTGTGTTTTTACGTATAATCTCATTCATAGGCGTTGTATCGTCCAACGTAGTGACAGATACTTCATGATTTACCGGCTTGCGTGTAATACACATTTTCTTATGACGGCTCAAACCAGAAAGATGAGCATATCGTTTATTACAGTATTTACAAGTATTGATAGTTTCGGCGGTCGAGGTATCTACTTGTGATGATATAACAGTGTGGGGCGGCTTTTTTGATAACTCCTCATTTTTTACCATTGTTATATGTTTGCGTGTAGAAAGATGTATATCATAGTTACTTTTGTAACAGCATACAAAGTGACAAATTTTACATTCATAATTATGCTCATTTTTTTTACCATTTAATGAGTTTCTCATTTTTTTTACCTTCCTAGATATCCTTTATACATAAATGTCCGATTTTAACCTACCAAATTGGACGCAGCCACCGACCCTCCAAAAAATGTCAGTCACATGTTTTTCATGCCAAAAATGCGTTTTGTGAGCATTATGGTCACAACCCTATTTTTTGGTGTTTTGCATTTCATGTTTTAAAACTCCCAGGCGCAAAGGGCAAAATGGACATTTATAAATGTCCAGATAAATGTCCAAAAATAGGGGGTCTAATTACCTCATCCATTATTATTATTGCCTTCGGCCGTTTTAAACGAAATATTTTCGACGGTTTTATCTTTGAAACATAATTGATGATGTCTGTAGATTTGAAACTTTTACACCCTTGAAGATTTAAAATGGGACAATAACATAAAGACTTATTGATTGTTATTATTATAACAATGGAAGCGAATATACAATTTATAAATGTATATAATGATGGGTTAATTGAAATGATTGTTATTTGTAATTCTTGTAAAAAACAAAATGTTCATACTATCACTCATACATCAAGTAAAACTAACGATAAAATTACTATAGATTTTTTAAAACTCGGAAAAAGATGTTGTGGTGTTCATGGACATACTATATGTGATGCTGATTACAATTTATATAAATAATTCCCATTTTAAATCTTCAATGGTGTAAATAACGAGTTTTAAACGGAATATTTTCGCTGGGTTTATCTTTGAAACATAAATGGCCAAGCCATTGGATTTTAAACTTTTGAAAACGAGAGTTTTGAACGGAATATTTTTGGCTGAAAATGCAGAATTCCAATGGAATCCATTTATATGAAACAAGGAGAATCCCAAATGACCCCCCCCAGGTCCAACACCATGTTTCACCGAGCGAACCTGGCCTTTTTGTCACGATAACCCTAGCAACATTCTAATAAATATAGTAAAACATCGTGACCATTATGCTCACAATATTTTACCCCTTACGACATATCGTCACAAAACGAAAAATGCAAACCCGAAAAAAAAATCTACGGGCAAAACCACTTTTTTACAAAAGTCCCGCGTCCAGGAAAACGAAAAATAATGTATCCCCATTTTTCACCGGTTTTTTGCAACACAAAAGTCAAAGTACCATTTTTGGGGGATCAGATTTAGAGATAAAACCTTTGGAATATATAAACCGGAGGTTTTATAAATTTCAATTCATAATTCGAACAAAATTGAAACTTTAACCTACCAAATTAGATTTTACAAGACAGATAAATTCGACACGACGAATGACGACAACAGTAAATGGCGGGGGCACCAACGCGCCAATTGTGCCTGCGGCTGCGTCCGGGTCAGTCGATCCCACAACCGCATCATACCAGTCTCTTTGCGCAGGGATGACGTATGAACAGTTCATGAAACATCATACATCCAAACCCGGCGAAGCTTATACACATACGCGGATAGGGGATAAGGCGTTGAATGTCCATGGCGGTGTTTATACGATACCTCCGGCGATATTGCCGGTATTCTGGAAGAAATATTATACTCATGTGTTTGAAACCGGAAAACAGGAGTTCCTCACTGAAAAACAGAACCCGGAGAGGGGTATTATTACGGTAGATTTCGATTTCAGGTATGAAACGAGTATCACGAAACGCCAGCATTCCAAGGAACATGTATTGGATATGATACAATCCTATATTCAGACGTTGGAAGCACTCGTTGAAATTCCTGGCGACGCCCAAATCCCGATATATATCTTTGAAAAGAGCGACGTCAATCAACTGGATGATGTGACCAAGGATGGAATTCATATGATAATTGGCGCAACTGTAGATCGCCCGATTCAGCGAATGTTGCGTGCGCGAATGTTGAAAGAACTCCCGGAGATTTGGACGGACATCCCGATTACAAACTCGTGGAATGATGTTCTGGATGAAGGAATCTCGCGTGGTCACACCAACTGGCAGTTATACGGTTCGCGAAAACCAGGACATAAGGCGTACATGTTGAAGTATCATTTCATCATGATGCATGACCCCGATGATGATGATGGTGCGTGGATGTGCCAGGAAGAGAAAACAAGCAAATTCAACGTGAAGGATAATTTTGCGAAGCTATCAGTGCAGACGGCTGCGAATAGTGCGCCTGGTGCAATCGATACAGGATATCCATCCTTTTCGATTATTCCGAATAATTCTGCGCTGAAGGCCGAATACGACGCACTTCTGAATCAGCAAAGGGGTACAGCAGGGCGAAATGGCGGTGCGAATGGTGGTGCGGATGGCGGAAAGCGTCTGCGTCTGGTTGTCACAGGAGGTGGTGCCGGGGGCATGAACCCCGGTGGCGGAAGTGACGCGTTAATGTCGCACAACGGTATAATCATGATGGACAAAATCACGAACCATTCCGAACTTACGATGGCGGTTGAAGTGATGTTAAATATGCTTGAACCGAAGGAATATGAAATACGCGAGACGCATTATTATACGATGGCGCTTCCATCACAATACTACGACCCATACGATAAATGGCTCCGCGTGGGTCTGGCGCTTCATAATACGAGCGATAAACTCTTCCTCACCTGGATGCTATTCAGCGCGAAATCCAGCAAGTTCTCATATACGGATATTATGAAGAGTTATGATACTTGGTGCGGATTTCCTTATAGCCCCGACGGTCTTACACGCAGATCGATTATGTATTGGGCGAAGAACGATTGCCCGGAAGAATATACACGTATTCGTAATGAAACCATCGACAACTTCATCCATCAAACGATTTGTAATGAGACGACCAACGATGCATCAACGGATGTGGATTTGGCGACAGTCTTATACACGATTTTCAAGGACCGTTTCGTTTGCGTTAGCGTGAAGGATAATATATGGTATGAATTCGACAAGAACCGTTGGGTGGAGTGCGACCAAGGGAATTCTCTCCGTGCGCTCATTTCCAAAGACATGCATGATATTTATACGAAGAAACACCGCGAGATAATGGATCTCACATCAGGACTTGACCCGACGTGTGACCAATACACATCGGCTAGAAAACGGTCGCGTCGTATCGTAGATATTTGCACCAAGCTGAAGACCACCAGTTTTAAGAACAATATTATGCGTGAGGTGCGTGAGCAGTTCTATGACAAGGATTTCGAAGAAAAAATAGATACGCGACCGGAACTTCTGTGTTTCAAGAACGGCGTGATTGATTTCAAGACGAAGTCGTTTCGTCGCGGACAACCGGATGATAATATGTCGAAGACCACGAAAATAGACTATATTCCGCTCGATGGCGAAAAGCACAGAACACAAATCAACGAAATCAACGAGTTCATGGCGCAACTCTTTCCAGAAGAAGAACTCCGGACGTATATGTGGGAACATCTTGCATCCACGCTGATCGGCACAAATCGTGAGCAGACATTTAATATTTATATTGGTGGTGGTAGTAACGGTAAATCAAAGCTGATCGAATTGATGTCGGCGGTTCTGGGTGAGTACAAGGCGGTTCTTCCGATTACAGCGGTGACACAGAAACGCGCGATGATTGGTGGTGCTTCTCCAGAGCTCGCCGTCTTGAAAGGTGTGCGATATGCGGTTATGCAGGAGCCGACGAAGGGCGACCGCATCAACGAAGGTATCTTGAAAGAAATCACAGGTGGAGATGATATGACCGCCCGCGCTCTATTCAAAAATACGATTACGTTCGTACCGCAATTCAAGTTGGTTGTATGCACGAATGTCCTGTTCGATATCAAGAGTAACGATGATGGAACGTGGCGCCGTATCCGACTGTGTCCTTATAAATCGAAATTCTGCGAGGAGCCGAAATCCGATGATCCGGAAGAGCCGTATCAGTTCCTGATCGACAAGAATCTGGATGTCAAGATAAAAACGTGGGTAAATGTCTTTATGGCGATGCTCGTCAAGAAGGCATTTGAAACGGATGGAAAAGTCAGAACATGCGCAGCTGTTACTGCGAGTAGCAACAAGTATCGTAATACTCAGGATTATCTATCGGAATTCTTGCGCGATAAGATTCGCGCCGCGGATGAGGATACGTACATCAAGAAGACCGAAGTATATGAAGAGTTTAAGAAATGGTATATTGTTCAACATGGTAAGAATATCCCGAAAGGCAACGAACTCTATGATTATATGACGAAGAAATTCGGAAAGCTTACACCCAAGGGATGGAAAAAGTGTCGAATCATGTACGATGATGATGTTGCGGATGACGACGCCGACGATGGAAACGGTACAGAATAATAATAGATCAAATACGCATTCAGGCGCTCCAAAAACGAACATTCTTGACACCCAATAGTTCCATTATGTTTGTAAGGTTGGACAATATCCACAATACAAGTGGTAAGATGTATTTCGGATAAATACCGAGTAATATTAATATGATAATGTTGCGTTTGTCGTAAGCACCACTTGCCGACGAAAAGAACTCGCGCAATGACATAAATACAAATATCGCAAATACCGCGTAGTAAATAAACATCACCAAATCTTCATAAAAAGCAAGACTATTGTATTCGTCGTAATCATATAACGCATTTTGCTTGTATAATGCGATATTTTTCTTCTGATTTTCTATAACAGATTTAATATTTTTATCACTAAGTAAAATCTCGTTTAATTTTTCAGGCGACTGATCGGTGTATATTGATACTTTATAATACGTATTCAATAAATCATCTGCTCTATCAAATAGTGTATTGATTGTATTCAAATATTTATCTATTTGTATATTGGCATTTTGGCATAAATCTGTTTGGATACGAGTCATACTACTACTACAAGGGGTATAATAATCACCCCAAGGAAGAATTGTATTAGTTTCAGCATCCGAAGAAGCCCTATTTCCTGTTCCGTCGGCGTATCTTGGTAAGCGTTTGTTGAATTTCATGATGGCAGGTGTCGTCCCAGTCGCACCAACAACTACACTATTACCGCCATTATGCGCCGAACCATTATAAAAATCAAATCCCTCTTTTATGCTGCCACTAGTTCCAACGAAGCCTTCGACATTCGCAGTATTTACTTCGCGGCGAACCTCAAAGCCCGCCTTCTTCGCATCCGATAGCAGAGAAGGGTAAATATCATTATCAGCCGCTTTATCGAGACGACACCTACGGTCGGTCTCGATGTATTTATTCGCTTTCTCTATTACATCCGTCATACTTTTGCCACATTTGTCTCGAATATCGGTCCATTCTTTGTGGGCTTTATTAATTTCGTGTGTCTGCGCCTTTCCATTCACTAAAGCAGTATATTTCACGCTTTTATCTTTGACGTTATTTGTGCATTTTTTTTCTAGATTACGCGAATGAACCCATTCCGCATGGGCCAGACTTGTTTCGTATTTACATTTTTCCTCACCTTTATATCCACCCATCGACATAATTTTTTTAACATCTGTAATTTTATCTTGCGATTGTTGAAGGACTTGGTCGAATGAAAGCTGTCCGCCTCCGCCTCCGCCTCCGCCTCCACCTCCGCCGGAGATTTTTAAAGATTCTCCATCAGTGGCGACAGTCTCTTTCATCATCGCCTCCCCTTTTTGCGCCTGTTCTAAAAGTTCGGGTTCAATACCCTCCGCATCATTAAAATCGATACCCATTTATTATAATATAACTACTATATTTGTTAGATTATAATTACCATCACTCGCGTGAATTACTATGGAATGCCAGTTATACCAATACTAACAAGATTTATGTCTTTCGATGTTTTCACGGTGAGCTGTTTCAATAGCGTATAAGCGGATTGAGAGATTGTCATACCGGTAATAATAATTGACGGGACAACTTTTGTAGTAGAGTCACTAACACCGCCCGAATTCACGGTTAATTGGAATGATGATGAAACTGATGGCTGACCAGCGAAATTACCGGTCAAAGCCGCAGGTGTTCCAGAAAACAACCCAGACGGTAATGTAATCGTAATCGTGTCATTTGCTATGAGTGCGGTAGAAACCTTTAATGAGATCGTTAGACTACCTGCGTTCCAAACAGCAGTTCCGCTTACACGTCCTCCAGCACCAGGAATACACTTCTTTGCGGTATTATCCCATGTTGTTCCAACATCGCAGCATCCTGGTCCATAACATGGCGCCATTCCCATTCCCATTTCCGAGAGATTGGCGGGGTCGGCATTTTGCTGAAGAAGTTGGGTTTTATTCAATTCATCCTCATTAAAAGCCCAGTCATATTTGTCAAAATCATGGTCATTACGACGAATAATGTCGAATACTTGTCTTCCAATTACAATACCACCCAAAGTAAGAATGAATATAACGCCTAAAGTTGAAATTGAAGTGGGTATCAGTTCTTTGTTACGTAGAATAGCCATTATAATGAGTGCGATTGATACAAAAATAATATTCTTCATGACTTCAGTATTTGCTTCATAATTTCGGGTATAATAATTATTCACTTGGGCCATACGCCGTTTATTTGAATTGTCTTCTTTGAGTACAGTGGCATTACTTGCCGCACGCTTCTTCTCTTTCGCGATAAATTCAATCGCAGTTCGCTGGGCTTCGTATAGCGCGTCGGAATCAAAGACTTTTCCGGCTTCCTTTACTGTGCCATAGGTATATGCAAGAACAGTTACAAGAGCAGAACGAGCGCTAAGTAAATTAGTTCTTTCTGTATCGCTAATTGTACTATCCGCCAGACGTGTGTTAATATTGTTGATTGCATTACGGATTTCTATTGCGGATGAAGTCGTACCTTCAGATGTGATGACACCGCCGGATTTAATTATTGAAATACTCTTACTTTCAGAATTACTACCAATTTTGACATTAAAAGGTCCAAATGATTCATTCTCGGTTTGACTGTCTTTGGAAAATAACGTACCCTTAACACCGATTTGGATAATGGTATTCATAGTTATTTGGGCCGCTGCCGTGAAAGATATTTTTCTTCCGGGGGAGGCAGCAGTATATACTGGGTTTGAAGCCGCTAGTGTAACTGCGGTTGTCGCGCCAGTAGAAGCATTTACAGTGTTAATCGTATACTCACTCGCGGTAGCCGATAATGTAACATCAGTAGCTTTATCCGCCGGTAATTCAACCTCAATAACTGTGGCATCTTGTGGCATTTTTATTCTAAAATAAATATTGAAATTTTTAGATCCGCTCGCCAGCCTTGACATCGGGACATCCGCAACCATCGATAAAATGAAATTACTCGTCATCCCCTCAACATACCCGCTACGAAATAGATAATCCTTGAATAACTTCCCCGCACATAATAGAACAATCGCAAATAAGGCGACCAATATTTGGTTTTTCTCGCTTATTTGATATACCATTATTTATATAATTTGTAGTTACATACTAATTATATAATTATTTGATTATTTCTTATTAGTATTCTTCGTGGAGCGTTTCCCGCCAGTAGTTGGAGGACGAGGAGGTTGGGCGGCCGTCGCCGTCGCCGTCGTCGCTGCAGCTCCGATTTTATCGATTGCACCCGATGCGGCTTCTTTTGCCTTATCTACCAAATTATTCGCTCCGTCAATCGCCCCAACAGCCGCATCATTCGCAGATGTAACCAAGTTGTCGGCACCCTCTGTAATACTTGTTGCTAGGTTTTCTCCGGTATCCTTTATTTGTTCTCCGGCAGAAGTTAATGCGGCTTTTACATCTTCGGTTCTATCTGGAATATCGTCCGTTTTCACGCTTCCGACACCAAACCATCCTAATATTGTTGCTAAAAGTCCACCACCACCTTCACTACTTCCGCTATCGGTGTCATCCGCGTCTTCTTGGCCGAACATTTCTTTCAGTTTTAAAACCGCCATGATCGTCAATATCGCTAAAATGCTCCAAAGAATGAACTTGTATGATTCAGATATTAACAATTTATTACTCTCATCATTTATCGCAAGGAGTCGCTCGCGTTGATATTCCGAATTCGCGATTTTCTTTAAATCATCGGCGACGCCACTCATCGCGGATCCGTAGTTATCTATGCCTTCCCTCAAAACCCCAAAACCTTCTACCCTACTCGGCGGCGGAGGCGCAATCTCGGTTTGAGCACGGTATGCCGCAGTCTTACTTTCGGTTTCTTCGAATGCTTTATCTACTGCGCCGAACATAGAGGTCAGATCGGTTTGTTGTAATGACCCAGATTTGGGAACAAGTTTGCGAATATCGCATTTTGTCCCCGACGTCATCCCGCCTGTATCCGGATAATGTTGGTACTGTGCGCTGTCAATCATTTTATACGCACCGTTATTGACTTTACATGACTCGTCGCTTATAGTTCCGTTGATAGTTGGTACTTTCAGCATTAATTGCTTTGTCGGGTCGGCTATACGCAATCCTACCGGATACATCTTCGCGCGGTCTTTCAATTCGCATTTTCCATCCGCACCGGCCGTACCCTTTGTATAAACAAACCCGCCACATTTTTCATCAGCATCACACATTCCGCGACATTTTTCAAATGACGCAGTTATACTTTCGCCAACCGGCATCGTGCGTAATCGACGTCCGAATTCTAATGTTTTCGGAAACGTATTTGCATCTACAGCATACACTTCTATATCTCTCAGAGAGTACTGTTGATACGTTTGTCGACTTCGTCCGAATGGTGCCCTTCCATCAGCGGTAATAAATGTATATGCGTTGTTATACAGATTTTGACCCCAAATATAAAAATCATGTCCTCCACCGAATGTCGGATAATATGATTGGTTCATATAAGTTGCATATACACCTGACCCCCAAATACCATTTGTCGAAGGAAATTTCGTGGTTCCATCATAGAGAAACGCGGTAGTATCGTTCTGGTAATTTTGGACTGTAGATGACCAGCTAAGAGACGTATATGCACCCAAAACGCGGCCATCATTTATTACAGCACGGGTATAAGTCGCGCCCTTATTATCGCATCTTTGATGAAATGCCTGATGCGACCAACCGTCACGACTCGCCTTATAAAGCAGATTACTTGCCTCGCTGAAACTTCCAGGCGTGATTTCTTTGAGACTATAGGAGCTCTCGGCGGAACGCGTATCATAACCGCCCAAATTCAAATACGTAGCTGGTAGTGTCTCACCTTTCTCGTTTTTCGAAGGTGCCATATATGAGAGAGCCGACGATGGATAATCATGTCTCTCGCCATTATGGTCGACATATGAAATACGTCCGACATAACCGGATCCATTACGTCCGACTTCATCCACGCCGGTAGGACCACCCTTCTTAAGAGAGTAAAGTGCGACAGCCCGTTCTATTTTAGTGCGCGTTTGAGGATTGTCGTCCAAAAATTCATATCCTTCCGTTTTTTTGCATTTTTCTATGTATTCATTTACGGCGTCGCGTTCCAGACCATCGGCATTTCGGTTATGAAGCGCGTTCAACCACCCTTTCAATTCTTGTTTGCTGTATCGATACAATCCGCCATACGCCCACCATCCATTCCAATTCCTCGGATAACATGTACCGTCACCTACATGATGGTAACTATTAAATATACATCTGCTTCTTGTCGTATGGTCGCATTCAGGGTTGGGTGGATTAAGCGGAACTTCGATCTTGGTATCCTTTCCGTATAACCTTTTAAGGTTAGAAGTTGTATATGATTTCAAGAATCCGTCTTCATCTGGTTCTGGATTCGCCATGGTGTGGCATTTCTGGCCTTTCTCATCGATTGTTAGTATGCCGTTGATATTTGGTTTGCCTGAACCTGTATAAACCCAACATCCACCTTTATTATTCGGTTTGTCTTTTTCAGGCGCAGATATCAGGAAATAAGAGCTACCTAAATCCTCTGCACGTCGCTTGCATTGTGAAATCGATGCCTCGTTCAAATCATCTTGAAAGGTAAATCCGCGATTCATAAGATCGCTGTCAGTTGCGTTATCAGCGATGACATAACAGCCCATTTGAATTGTATCTACACCCGAACCAGGAAACTGAAAATCAGCCGAAGGGCGTTCGCTGACATATACATTTCCACGTTCATTCCCACAAGAAAACAATCCTTTTCTGCCAAGAGAATTTTTGGGATCACGAACTGAGTCATTTATCATCATAAAGAGTGGATTTTTTCGCCCACTATCAGTATCGGCATAAATTAAATCATATGGTTTGATTTTGTCCCATGTTCCTGCGATTTTGATTTTCTGTGTTGTTCCAGATGGTGCTGGGCAACCGATGACTCCGGCATTTTGTTTCATAGTATCGGTTTGAAGCCAATTCGCTGGATTAGAAGAGGGTGATGATGGGACATGCCATATCTGAAAAACGCCGTCCTTGGTAACATATCCATATTTTGTAACTCCAGCAGTGTCGGTGACTTCGGCCCAATTATTACGGCGATTTTTGTCATCTTTTTCGATTAACTTCATAATGCCTGATACTTTTTCGATATGGTCTAACTCTTGTTTGGTGTATTTTTTATCCTCGACGACTTGACTATTTATGAAGTTGGCTTGGTTTATATTACCGGACCCACCAATACCGGTGGATGGGTTTGCTGGAGCAGCACCGCCGCCGCCCCCTCCGCCTCCGTCGAGTCCTTCCTTTATTGAAAACTCTTGCATCAACCCCTGTATCATGTTTTGAAACTGAGCACCGATTCCCAATGATGTATTCTCGCCCGTCATGGGAGTGTCATCATTAAAACTTACACGCTTATTACTATCTTTTATAGAATTTGAATGAGATGATGTTATCATTTCACGTGTCTCTTTTGAATTTTGCACATGTCCTGATTTCACACTCGCATTTTTTACTAAATCATTTGAATTTTGATAAAACATTATATATAGTAATGACGTATCTACTATATATACCAGCGAATATTTTTATAGAATGTTACTACGAATCACCGCCGTCTAGGTTGGATTGAATACTCTGCATGCCCGCATCAAATTCCATAAAAAATGATTTGAATGTTGCATAAAAGAAAATGATAATCAATAACAAAAATGTCACACCGACCCACCATAATTGACCTGTCCAGAATGCTGGGTCAGTTACATATCGTACCACCATCAATATATTTCCTTTCATATCCCAGCCAAACGATGAGAGAATGAATAGAATAACGACGATGGTGATAACCCACCAGTTTGTCCACCACCCCCATTCTACATAATTCTTAATTATGTCAATTTGATCTAATAAAGACAACTTTGACGTATATGACCAATAACTCAAAATCAACAATAGTGTAATAACAATATAAAATATGAACTTGTATTTTCTTGCGCGTAATGTCGTCTGATCGTTTATTTCCGAATAAACATTATTCATCTCTTTACGTTTATCCATCAAGTTATAATTTCCCGAAATGCCACCAACTTCTTCATTCATATACTGGTTGATTTTAGTGATAAGCTGGCTTGAATCGGCCGCAGCACCGACAAGTGTATTTAATTCATTATTTATACCTGCTCCGGATGCCGCCGCAATATCTCGTGTGAGAGAATCAACGCGTAATTGAAGGTCATATAGATTGGACGCTTTGGCGATATTTTCTTTATCGTTTGCGTCTCTTATCCCTATTTTTGTGTATATATTATTCCCCACCATGACAGAGTAACCAGGTGCGTCTGTATTATATGACTCGCTAGCAGGCGCATCAGGCGCGAGTCCATAGCATCGATTATCCCAATCGGGTTGTCCCGGATTTGTAGTTGCAACACCGGTATAAACCACTTTTTGAAAAAGTCGCGGGTCATTTGCTGCCATATTCCAGCACTTTTGGGAATTTTTCTTCTGAGCGGTGGCGTCGGACATTCCAACCGGAACAACCTTTCCAATATATTTCCAAAACTCTCCATAGTCTTCACCTGGACGAATGACAAGAGGTGTTTTCGTATTAGAAATCGCATTTTTATCGGGTGTAAGGGCGTATTTATCAAATATATTATCTGTGTAATCGGTCTCACTCGATACCGCTGGTTTATATGTATTTGTTAAAGTACGGTATTCGCTTTCAATCGCTTTGAGCTCTGCCATTTTTGTCAGTAATCTCGAATAGTCGCCCATTTTCTATATATTGATATATATGTATCGATTATAACTGATACATATAACATAGAATATTATACGAATGTATATACTGTGTCTGTATCATTTCGAGTTATACCTACATCTAAATTATAAGTATATGAAAAGTAGTAATACACCGCGAAGATAACGATAAGCACCATAATAACGATACCAAGTAAAGAAACGCCGCCGCCATTTTCGTTGCCTTCGCCGCTGCCGCTATCACCACCGCCTCCGGGCGACACAAATAGGAATGCGAATTTAAATATCATGAGTACCGCTACAAGAATAATAAAACACCAGAATACATAAACCGCGGGGTAATAGTAATTTCCGAGAAGTTTCTTAATTTGAGCTAAAATATCATCATCGAGCGACCCCCATTTTTCGGCGAATGTCTTATCTCGTTGAATAATTGTTGTATTCGCCGCACTATTCAGGATGTTTTGATTTTCTTTCTTTATTTCAGCGACCGTATCGTCGATTTTCTTCTTAATATCTACCAACTTGGAGTTGATAGTTGGCGCAACACTAGCGCGAAAACATTCGCTATTTTCTTTCATAGGTGCATTTTCCGCTGTGGGTATCGAGTTGTACTGGTTCGCGCTGAGAGAAATCGCTTCTCCAACGACTGAAGTAAAACATGATGAATGACGTTTGTCTGGCCATACTCCCGCTTCATAGACATGTTTCTTACCTTCGGCATCCACCCATGCGTATTTATCTTCTGACGATGAAGCGCCGGGTAATTTCACGTTTTTGGTAGTAATACATGGCGTATAACCCACCATATCATAACTCGCTAAATCTGCGAATCGACTAAATCCGCCACCGGTGCTTCCGCTGCTAATGTCAATATACGATGCCGACGTTATCTTAAATGGGTTCATCTTGTCATCACTTGCGAGTGCGTCGCTGCGTGTGATAGCCGGGCACGTCTTATCATCATATAACATTACCGACGACAAATCCTTATAACGGTGAGTGTATCCAAATGGATTCACGTAGTAAAAAGCGGCGCTTGCGTCATTTCCTGAATAGGACATGTCACGCACCAATTTATTGAGGTACTGACTATTTGTTTGAAGAAACCGAGACCTGGTAAGTAAATCCTCTGTATATAA